GGTAGCTCAGTTGGTAGAGCATGCGACTGAAAATCGCAGTGTCGGTGGTTCGATTCCGCCCCTGGGCACCATTTTATCATTAAAATATAGGTACTTAGTAGCACGATCCAGGCGGCGTTCGAGCCGCTTGTCCATTGGGGACACGTAGGGGACACAAGCCCGCGAGGCCCCCGCACAGTCTCTCAGTGCCGCCCCCTGCGCCTTACACCGCACCCTGCCGCGTTTGGCTCTGTGTCCCTGGCGTGTCCCCAGGGCGCGCTTGAATCTGTGTGGTCGGTTGCGCCTTCCGGCATAATGCCACCCTCAATAGCAGGGGAGGCGATTCGCGATGTGTGAGTTTAAGACCGGCGACTTGGTGGTCCTTAAATCCGGCGGCCCGAAAATGACGTTCAGCGGGCTCGACAGCGTCGGGCAGGCCATCTGTGTCTGGTTCGACGCGCAGCAAAAGCGGCAATCCCAGACGTTCGATGTTGACACGATAGAGGCCTACACGCCGCCGAAGCCGGCCCCGGTGAAGGAAGCCGAGTGGCTGAAGCGCGACTAGGGTGCGGGCACAAAAGGGGGCGGCTTCGTGCCGCCCCTCGGTTCTCAGGCGGTTGCGGCACCGCCTTTCACCTGCCCCGGTCTCGTCGGGGTCGCGTCCCGTGGTGCCCTTGTCCGGATGACCGACTTTCGTCGTGGGGAGGCCGGAGAGCACCTTTCGATAAGGCGAGGGGGAAGCCCGCCCGGATTTACCTCCCCGGATCTAGAGGCCCTTCAGGGCGGCAATCCTGATCGTGTGGAGGGGTGGGGCCAACAGGGCCGCCAGCTCGCGCTCCAGGGCCAGGATGGCGTCCCGCATCTCCGCGTCGGTCTTGAACTCCACCTCTTTCCTGACACCCGCCGTCTGGGTCACGATCCGGCGCGCACCGGAAGCGCGCGCCGCCCGCAGGGCATCAAGGTCGGTTTGGATGTCGGAGAGTGCCCGCGGCATCGTCACGCCCCTGCGTTGCGGTACCAGCCGCGGTGGTCGATGAACGCGGCCCCGAAGTCGAGCCGCACGCGGGTTTCCACCCCATCCACGTCAAAGCCGGTGCGGCTCTCCACCTGGGGGCCGGGCTCACCGGCAAGGTGGGCATAGACCAGCCCGTCAACCGCCGGGTCCACCACGTACCAGCCGTTTCCGGACAGGCGGGGCTCCACCACGAGGGTGAGCTTGATGGGCTGCACGTCATCGGTGGTGGTGGGCTGGATCGAGGCCAGGAGCTTCTCGGCCGCGGTCTCCAGGGCGGGGCCGACCACCAGGTAACGGGGCTGCACGCTGATCAGGAAGCCCGCATCGTCCTTCTGGGCACGCATGGCCTGCCGGGCCGCGCTCAGGGTGAGTTCGGCCGGAGCCGCACCCGAGGCCGCGAGGTTGCCGTGCTGGGCGTGGAAGAGCGCGACACTATCGCCCATGGTGGGATTGCTCGCCAGAACCGCGGCGAGCTTGTCCGCCTCGAACCGCGCGGCGGCTTCACCCAACTTGCGGGGGATGTCAGCGAGCGCGCCAAGATCATCGTTCACGATGGCCTGCCGGGTGATCCCGAACACCTTCCCGAAGGTGGCGAGCCGCACGGTCTCCCCGCTCTCCTCCAGGGTGCCGCGCTTGAACTCGCCGTGCTCGTTGACCTTCTCCAGATCCGAGAGGCCGGACATGCGGATGAACGAGCGGGTCCGGAAGTCCGGCAAGGTCACCTGCCGGGCGAGCGGCTTGAGGCCCGAGGGGGCGGCCCTGTAGGCGGTGGCCAGCACGCGGCCCACAGTGTCGCTCAAGGCCAGCGCGAAGTCGGAGGTGGAGTGCAGGCCCCCGAGGGCGCGGGTCACCACCTCGGCGGTTCCGAGGCCGGTCACGGACGCGCCGGAACGCCGCAGGCTCTCGCGGGCCAGCTCGGGCAGGCTCAGTCCCACATAGGCGCGGGCCGGGCCGGAGGGCTGGTGCGCGGGATCGACGCGGCACAGGATGGCCTCACCCATCGCCTGGGCGCGGGTCTGGGGATCGTCGAGGGTGACGTGGCCGGTGGAGCGCACCATGGCCGCAGGGGCGGCCCGCTCCTGCATGGCCTGGAAGGCGGCCCGGCGCGCCTCATCGGCGGACGCACCCGCGTCCACCTGCGCATCGGTCCACGACTGATCCAGGCCGGTCACGCGCGCGATGGCGCGGATTTCGGAATTGACGGCGGCGCGGTCCTGCACGGCGCCGGCTTCGATAGTGTTGGGCATGGTGTGACTCCGAATAGTCGCGCCGGCATCGGCCGCGATGGGAACAATGGAAAGCTCAAGCGGAGACCAGCGGGTCGCGGTCTTCACGCGGGCTCCGCCTTCTTTGGTTTCGGACCATTCGGAAACCGAATAGCCCACGGACACGCCTCGCAAATGCCCGTCCAAAACATCCTGTACGACGGCTTCCACCTCGGGCCGGCGGCTCATTTTGATGATCGCGCGGGCTTCCGAGGCGTTGACGGTCCAGGCTTTCACGACATGCCCGAGCACGTCGGACACATCGCCGCGCTGGTGCGAGTTCAGGACGGGACGGCCCACGAAAGCACTCCAGTCCTGTTCGAGGCTCAGTCGTTCGACATAGGCGCCCTTCGCGTCCGCGCGCTCCACCGGGGCGCCGGTCGAGAACACCGCCTCAAGGGTGCGCTCTTCAGGGTTCCACGACGATGCGGCGAGCGGAGCCCGTCGGGTGATCAGCTCATTGCCCATTGGTCGGGGCCTCCGTCTGGTTCAAGCCGAGCGCGGCTTCGCGCCGGGCATCCGCGGCGCGTTCGGCGTCGAGTTCCTCAACCGAGATGCCGCGCGCCTCCACGGCCTGCCGGCGGCTCATCAGCCCGGCCCCGATGGCGGCGATTTCGGCTTCCACGTCCTTCGCGGGTCAACCCATTCCTGACGCGGCGTGATCCAGCGGGCACCGAGGAAGGCTTCAGGATCGCGCTCGAAGCCCGGCGCCGCGAGCCGGCCGGACAGCACCTCGGAGGTGATGAAGGCGCGCCAGACGGGCCGGAGAAGCCGGAACACCATCACATTGTGCTGGATCGCCTCAGCGCGGCGCCGGAAGTCCACCAGCCCGGCCCGGATGCTCGAATAGTTCACGCTGGTGAGGTCGCCCGTCAGGGCCTCATAGGGAACACCGAGGCCGGCCGCGATTTCCCGCGCCGTGATCTTGAGGAAGTCGATCACCTCCGCGCCGACGCGGGCCGGGTCGCCGAACCGCACGTCCTGTCCGGGAGCCAGGATTTTCAGGGTGCCCGGCTCAAGCCCGCCCTCCAGATTGCCGCCGTCCCGCTCGCCATCGAACGGCACGGAGCCGTCCAGGGAGGTGATGAAGCCGGTCAGCAGGGCGGCCACCTTCTGGCGCACAAGCTGGGCATCGTGGGCACTGTCGAGGTCGTGGAGCCGCAGCATGACGGGAGCGAACCACGAGACGCCGCGGATCTGGCCGGGGATGTCGGGGCGGAAGACATGGCACACGCTCTCCGCGGCGATCCGCACCGGATCGAGCGCGCGCACGAACGGCAGGGACGGCGGATCGGGCAGGACGTGATAGGCGAGCCGGGTGCCGTCCGCGTCCACCTCCACGCCCGCGATGATGCGCCGCCCGCCGTCCAGATCCCGGCTCATTGCCGGGTCCAGCTGCTCAGCGTCCAGCACCCTCAGGCGCAACTCGCCATCCAGGGTGTACGACAAGGCCATGATGCTTTCGCCGTCCACCACCATGCGGCGCACCACAAGGGCCTGCATCGCGTAGAGGTCACCGAGTTGGTCGAGGTCCGCGCGGTCGGTCCACGCCTCCCACCGGGCCGCAGCGGCTTCCCGGAAGGCCGGATCGGGGTGCGTGCTCTGCGGCCGGATGCCGGTGCCGCACAAGGCCGAAACCCACGCCTCCGCGCCGGATGCCGCAAGGGCATTGTTGGACACCAGATAGCGCGCCCGGCGGCTCAAGGGACCACGGGCCGTGAGCGCCGACGCGATGGGTGCCGGCATCTCGCCCGCCCCGCGCCAGCGGCGCCCGCCGGCCGCGCCGTCATAGGAGCGCGAGGGCATCGGCGCGGCCGGGCGTCGGAAGAGGTCCAAGAGGCCCATCAGTTCATCGCCCCCTTGCGTTCCGCTTCCTCCGCGAGGTGCGCGAGTGCCCCGAGGATCATCTCGCCGCACAAGTGCCGCGCGTAGTCCATTGGGTTCTGTCCCAGCACCTCCGCGACTTGCGCGATGGTGACCGAAGGGCCGATCTGGTCCAGCAGGTCCACCAGGGCGCGAATGCGGGGCGGAAAGTTCGGAAGGGCCAACGCCTCTTCAACCGAGATGGCGCAGAAGGTCTTGGGGTCCATGCTCATCTCCACAGCTCCTTCACGCCCTCGGGCAGCTCGCGGGTCAGTTTCTTGAGGTCCACGATCAGAGAGCACGGGGCGGACACGTTCTCGATCCCCAGCACGTCTTCGGCGCGGGCGACGCTGATCTGTGCTTCTTCATCAGGGAACACCACCGCGAGGTCGGGCTCATCATTGAGTGGAAGCTGAAGCCGACCGATGACGTAGCAAGAGAGGCCGAAAGCTGCGTCCACCGCGCTCTCAATACGGAACCCCTCGGCGAGCAATGCTTTGAGGACGCTCAAGATCAGGCAGTCAACCCTGTCATAAAACCAGATCGCGCCTTGCCGATGCCCGATGTCCGCAAGATGACCGTGGCGCCGCCAGTCCCGCAGCAGATCAGCCCGGATGCCCGTCCGCGCCTCCACCTCGCGCCCGCCAAATCGCAGCATCGCGGCCCTCCGGATCATTCCAAATCAGAATTGAATGATCCTAATCC